TGCAAGCGACCGAGCCGGCAACGGGACCGAGCGTTCGCGTCACGATAAAGCCGACGAACGACCCAGTTACGATCGAAGAGGCGAAACGTCAACTCAACATCGCCGCAAGCGATGAGGCACACGACGAACGGCTAGCCGATTTGATCCAAGAGGCAACGGAAACTTGGGAAGCGGACACGCATACCAAGATGATTACGCAAACGATTGAGCATGTCCAAGAGCGATGGGAGCCGAACATACGGCTAAGCTTTCGGCCGCTTCAATCGGTTTCGTCGGTCAAGTATCGCGACAGTTCCGGAACGCTTCAAACGGTTTCGGCGAGTGATTACAAGCTTGACATCCCAAATGCTCTCGTCAGGTTTCGACGACAGTACACGGTGCCGACCTATCAGGAAGAATGGGACGCATGGCAGATTGTTTACGTCGCCGGCTACGGAGCCAACACGACCGACGTTTCACAACTGGACCGCGGAGCAATCTTGATGCTGGTCGCACACAAGTTTGAGACGCCGGACATGCTCTACTCGACGGCGATTTATGACGATTCGCGATACGCCCAGCTTGTTTACAAACGAATGAGGGCCACGTATCCATGACCTACCGCCCGGGAAAAATGTTTCGCGTCGGCCAAATGCGTGATCGCGTAACGGTCAGCACTGAAGGCACGACACAAGACACGGCGGGGCAGCCGGTGGTTTCGCTTTCGTCTTGGCTTGTCGACGAGCCGGCAAGCTTTGAATCGACGGCGGGAGGCGAAACGACAAGAGGGCGACAAGTCGAAGCGGGCATCAATGCGGTATTTACGGTGCGGTATCGATCGGGCTACACGACCCGAATGCAGATAACCCGAAGCGGTCAACGATATGGAATCGTCCACGTCGTGCCCGTCGAAGGCAAGAGCAGATATTTAGAACTTTATTGCAAGGCGGTGGCGTGATGGTTGCAATCAAAGGCGCGAAAAAAGCATCGGTCGGGTTAACTGTCCTGAACGACAAGGAGGTTCAGGATTTGTTCAAAAAGCTTGACACACAAGTTAGGTACACCGTTTGCGACAAGGCTATGAGGTCAGCGGCAAGGCCGGTGTTAACGAAAATGCTGATGCTTGTGCCCGATAGCAGGTCAACCAATTCACGCAAGCTACAGAGCCAAAGAACGCGGCAGCGATGGAGCGGCAGTAAGCCATTGCACACAACTATCATGACCGTTGTCCGAAGGTTTCGAACTGGAGCAAAAGCAATCGTCGGGCCGTCCTGGAGCGATGGCGGTGGGCACGGCAACTTATTCAGCAAGGACCACGCAAGGGCGGTTTACTGGGGACGCGACGCGGTGCAAGCCTCCAAGCGATCGAGAACCGTCAACCAATTCGTTAAGCGATCGGCAGACGAAGCAAGCGGAGCGGCCAAGTCGGCGGCGATTCGCGTTATAAAGGAATACTTGGACAATCCGCAAGGCAGCGGACTACTTAAATAATGGCAGACATCGGAACAACCGTTCGAACTTTCATTGCGGCAAAGACCGGCGTAGCCGCTTTGGTTGGTGCGCGGATTTATCCGGACGTACTTCCGCAAGCGTACAGGGTTTCGAGCGGTGGTGCGCTGACGTACGTGGTTGTCAGCACGCTACACGACACGAAGCTAAACGGTCTGGCTGGTGTCGCTCGATGCCGGATTGAGTTCACCGCTTACGCATCGACGCGAGCCGGAGCAAACGCGATAGCCGAAGCAATTAGAACTTGTGGGCTGGTGGGTCATTTAGGGGCGATGGGTACGATGCAGATTCTTTCGGTGAACATTGACAGCGGCAATCAGTCGCTCGACGAACTGCCAACGGACGGCGGACAGGAACACCGCTATCTGACGATTTTCGATTACCTAATCACCTACACGGAGACGACCTGATGACGCAGCGATTTCAGACCGGCAACTCGGCAACCTTGACTCTGTCCGGCACCCTAACGACCGGGATTACTACGGCATGGGTCGGCGATATCGTTTCAATCAACCCAGGCTCATGGGAGTTGGGCGAGCGCAACGTTAGCGTTCTTGCCGACACAGGATTTCATCGAATGGACCCGGCAGACTTGGCGACGCCGAACGAGATTAGCGGAACGATTTTCTTTCGGCCGACGCTTGGGATCCCCTCTCTTGCTGGTAGCGTCTCAACTGCCACGATCACTTTTCCGCAAGTGTCGACGGCTACAAGCGGCGTCACTCGCGCGACGCTTGCGGGACAGGCGTTTTTCAAAACCTTCCAGTTTCCGACGCTTGAAAACGATAACACCATGTCGGCGGAGTTTACGCTTCGCATGACGGGTGCGTCGCTTGCGTTCACTGCCGAGGCGTAATCGTGGCCGAAGAAATCGAAATTGAATTGACTGACCATATCGGCACCGGCCTACGCGGTGAGCGTGTTGACCATGGTCAGTGGATCGTGAGGGCAGACGGCCAGCAGATTGGTTATCTGCCGAAGTGTGAGGATGCTTGGCTTGCGTGTATTGTGTCGATGGATGAGGCTCAACAGGCCGAAGTTATGGCCGCAGTCGAACGCAAGCTAGGCGGGAATATCCGGGGCGTATCTTCGTTGCCGCCGGTTCGAGAGCAAGAGCTTCTTGACGGCGATGAAGATGATGAAATTGAAGACGAGTGGAGCTAATGGCAATCAGCAAAGAGCAATTAAAAAAGCGGTTTGAACGTAAAACCAAAACGGTAACGGTGGAAGGCGACGAGCTTACGCTACGGATGCCGTCGCCGCTGGAGTGGTCACGTTATCAATCGTCACTGATCGACCCAAAGACTGGCAAGGGCGATCTAAGTCGCTTGGGCGTCGCTCAAATGATGCTCGTGGCGTCGATGCTCGTTGGCGATGACGGAAGGCCGCTTGTCGATAACTACGCGGAGCTAGACGGTCTCGACGCTGCTTATTACGAGCAGATCAAAGACGAATGTATAAGCTTCGCGACAGGCGGGAAGTTTGACCAAGAGGCGAAAAAAGTATTGGGGGAGTCAGAAGAAACCCCAAGCTGATCTTTGCTTGTCGGGTTTGTTTAGCGCTAGGGATCGACGATCCCGAAGCGTGGTTGGATCGGATTAGCCATAGAACGCTTGCGATATGGGAAGCATATTACAAAATCGAGCCATTTGGCAACGATTGGCAGCAGACGGCGGCAGTGCTTTCGATGCTAAGCGTGCAGCAGTCGATCACCGCAGCGACCGCAGGGCAGAAGATGACGGCACTTTCGCCGATCGACTTTTTGCCTAGCGATTCGCTGCCGTGGATTAAGCGATCTTGCCACGTTCAAAAAACTGGCGGGATCCGCGATGGGAAGTTGCAAACGAAATACATTCTTCAAAGTTTCGGATTTAACGCATGACAACGATTGCCGCGCTAAATGTCCGACTCGGAATGGATGCGAGCAACTTTTCGCAGGGCACGACGCTTGCAAGAAATGAAGTTGCAAAAGTTGTGCAGATCATGAATCAATCAATCCCGGCACATATCAAGATGCGTCGGGAGCTTGATTTGCTCGAAAAGTCTTTTAGCGAATCGGGAAAGAAAACCGCAACATACGCAAACGCGGTTCAGTCCGTTACCGACAAGTACGCCCCATTCACAAAGAAAACACAGGAGGCAAAAAAGGCTGCCGAAGAACTGGACCGAGTGCAACGCGAAGCCGTTGCGCACATGGTGCAAGATATGCAAATGGTCCAGAGGGCGACCGCACAAGCTAGTGCAATCATCCGCCAAAACGAGACCCAACGCGATAAGCTTATTCGACAGAGCCGTGAATTGTCGCAATCGTTCAAGGATGGGCGAATCTCAAGCGATCAATATAACAAGGCACTTGCGTCGCTTAACGCTCAACTTGCAAACACTGAAAAGCGAACAAGCGGGGCTCTAACCTACGTCAAGCAATTGGCAGCGGCTTGGCTTGGTTTTCAGACTGCGAAAAGCATCGTCACCATAGCGGCAGACATTGAAGCAACCGGAGTGCAATTTGAGGTGCTAACCGGATCGGCGGAAAAAGCAAATAAGCTTATGGCCGACATGGTTAAGTTTAATCAGGTTTCTCCGCTATCGCTCGGAGCTATTCAGCAGGGTGGAAAAACGCTTTTAACATTCGGCGTTGAGACCGAAAAGGTTATGGGCATTGTCGAAAAGCTTGGTGCAATGACCGGAGGCAATGCCGAAAAGTTTAAGATGCTGACGCTGGCCTACTCCCAGACTTCAGCGGCCGGGAAGCTAATGGGCCAAGACTTAAATCAGATGAAGGAGCACGGGCTTCATCCGCTTAAGCTAATGGCAGAGATGACAGGCCAAAGCTTTGAGCACTTCCAAAAAATGATGGAGGAAGGAAAGTTTACCATTGAAATGGTAAACCAAACGATTGAATACGCTACTGGAGTTAACGGCAGATTCAACGGCATGAACGAGCGAATGGGCAAAACCGCGACCGGTGCCTATAACCAAATGATGTCCGCAATTGAAGAGCTTGCAGGAACAATTGGGAAGGACTTTCTGCCCTATCTTGCCGCAACCGCAAACGCAATCGAAAAGATCGTCCGAAGCGTCATGGCGTTTTATAACGGCATGACCGCCACGCAAAAGTCTATCTTGGCTGGCGTTGCAACATTCATTTCGCTTGCGGCGGTGATCGCGGCGGCAAGCACGGCACTCGCAGTATTTACCGCGGCGACCAAGGCGGCGTCTATCGGTCAGGCGATCTTGCTTTCGCTATCAGGCCCCAAAGGGTGGGCATTACTTGCGGCCGGTGCCGTTGCGGCTGGCGTCGCCATTTACGGCATCTACAAGGCTTATAACCAAGTCAACGAAGCGGCCAAGCAGACCGAAGAGCAAGCCCAAGTTATGAAGGGCACTTTTGCAAGCTTAGCGGCGTCCGTCGACTCTGCCATCTCCGCATCGATCGACTCAGACCGAAGGCGAAAAAAGGAGTTCAACGACTCGCTAGCCGCACTAGGTGCTTACTCCGAAACAATGGCGGGGCTTCAACAGGAGATCATCAAACTCAAGTACACCGAAGATGAGTTGTACGAAATTCGCTTGAGATCGCAGGGGCTAAATGACGTTCAGGTCGCACAGGTGAAAGTGCTTCGCGATCAAGTGAAAGAGCTAGAGCGAAAGAAGCAACTAGGCGAAGAGTTTGCAAAGAGCCAAGAGAACGCATTGGCAGCGGCAAAGCAGTTTTTCGACGCAGAGAAGCGAGCCGAGGAAGAGAAGCGACAACGGGCCATCCAAGGCCCGGGAACTGCCGAAGTTGGATCATCGGAGGCAGCGAAGATAATCGCCGAAGCTTTCAATCGGCAGCAACAAGAACGGGCAGGCAGGCCCAAGGAGCCCGGGCAAAAGGAGTTTATCGCGAAGGCTCAAGAGCTACTGATTGCCGAAGCCGAGAACCGCAAAAAGCAAGAAGAGCTAATGCGGGCGATGAAGAAAGCGACAGACACAATGCTTGACACACGGGCCAAACTTTTCAGGAACTAACGAATGGCAGACGTCAGCGGCATAACGGCGATCAGGCCGACAGCGACAACAATCTTCCGGAACGTCCTATACGGTGCGACGGTGTCAGTCGGTCAGACGCTGGTTTATTCGACAGATAAGTACGTTCTAGCCGACGCCAACGCATCGGCGGTACTTGCCGCCGGCGAAGGCATCGCAATCACGCCGGGAGTGAATAACGGGTACGGGCTTATGGCAACGGGCGGGTCAATCATCCTGGTCGGCGCTACGCTAGCGGTCGGTAAGACGTACGTGGTCAGCGACACAGCAGGCGGAATTATGCCGATCGACGATTTATCAAGCGGCGACTATTCGACGATTCTTGGCACGGCATCCACCGCGACACAACTTGACCTGAACATTCGAGCAAGCGGAGCGCAAGTACCTTGACGCATCAACTAGTCGGCGAAGCAAGGGAAGGCGGCTTTTCGGTGCGATCGTCTAACGGCGTGCCGGTGCTCGAAGAGACTTACGTTTTTCGCGTCAAAGCAGACTCGAAGAACGCAAGCCGCTTGAGCGTGTCATATACGCCAGGGCTGCCGATCGTCAATCAAACGCTATCGGCTTTTG